ACTTTGGGACAATGCATCTATTGTGATGTGTGTGAGTTTTACCAATGCAGCACTCATAGCAGTCATTTTGTCTGTGTCTGGCATGTCTGAATCAGGCAACACTTGTAGAAGTTTTTGTTCTTCAAATTGCTTTTGATTGTTGTCGTTGAGATTCTTGTACGTCATTGGCTTGAAGAAAATTTGCAAGTCTCCAGCAACAACTGGTTTGCTATAGTCTGGCGTTTTTATTTGTTCTAAAATAGTTCTAAGATCAAGGCCGTAGTCTGCTTCATTTTCGCAATGCGGGCAAGTGGTTGACATTTCCATGTTGTGGCCGTAACTGGCAATACGTATTGCAACCAAAATAGAATCAACATCCATTGCAGGAATTGCCCACGGGTCTTGAATAGCAGGAACACAACTTTTAATGACATTGGTGACTGCATTGCCATTGAACAATGCATCTGGTGTACGGTATGTGATTTCGTCAATGGCAGTCATTGGGTAAACTGGCAGTTCACCATTTGCCGGCATATCAATTGCACCGTCGGCATAATGTTGCCCGCCGCTGGGCAATTTAACGTAGATTGATGGTTGTCTAAAATACTGACTCAACGGGTTATTTGACATGAGAAATTCCTATATAAATATAGTTATGGCAAATGAATACACCCAACAAGAAATTGATGAGATCTTGAGTCGCGTTGCTGACGAAATGTCCCAGGTAGGATATGTTTCAGAGCAAACAGCAAAAGACATGAAAGACATGTCAACGGGTGTAAAAAATTATACCGAAAATCTTAATAATAGCTTTAAGCGACTTGGCACAAGTATAGGAAACCTTGCTGGAAATATGGCAAAAGGTGCCACTGGCGCTGCACAATACACTGACACGTTGGGAGATGCAGCCGGGCTAGCAGCCAGTGCGTTGTCGCGCTTTGGCCTAGCAGGCAAAGGTGCTGGGTTAATATTAAAAGGCATGGGCGAATCTGCCAAATTGGTTGGTTCACAAGCCGATTCTGTTTATAAAAGTTTCCAGGAGCTGTCCAAATCAGGCATGAGCACCGCTGGTGGCATGTCCACTGTGTTCAACAACATGCAAAAGTTGGGATACAGTGTAGAGGAACTTGGAAATTTTAATGCAATAGTTGGAAAAAATTCAGAAACCTTGTCCAGTTTTGGTGCAACAGCAGGACAAGGACTGGCAGCATTTGCTGGTGTAGCCAACGAAATTAAAAACAGTCAGATTGGGTTTGAATTTAGAAACATGGGCATGAGTGTTGATGACATCAACACTGGCATTGCTGGTTTCTTGAAAATGCAAACACTCAACGGCAGCAGAGCAAAGTTAACAAACGATCAGTTGGTTGAAGGTTCCCAGCGTTACGTCCGAGAATTGAATTTACTCAGTAAACTAACAGGTCAGAGCAACGAAAAACTACAACAAAACCGTGAAGAAATGTTGACACAAGAACGTTTTGCTGGTTTGAAATATGAACTGCAACAACGCATTGACAGCAACGACAAAGCTGATTCTGAAATTGCCAAACGCCAACTTGAGCAAATCAATCTCACATATGAAGGATTAGGCAAGTACGGTAAAGAAGCACAAACTGGTTTTATAAATTCACTAACTGGTACTGTCAGTGACGCCAACGCAAAGTTCGCGAGAACTTTGCCAGAAGCATTTGCAGCCGCCCAAGAGCCAGTAATTGACTCGTCTAAGATACTGGCAGCGGCAGCAAAGGATGCTGCCACTTACATGGATAATTTTGGTACTGCCGCTGCCAAAATTGGCGCATCTGGAGACTTTGGTCTTGCTGTGCAGGATCTAATGAAAGGATTGGCCTGGAGTAAGTTGTCGTTTGAACAACGTGTAGCACAAGCAGAAAAAGACAGAGTCATCACTGATCAATCAACTACAGCAATGACCAAGTTGATTGACACTCAGAAAAATACCACAATCCAGATTCAAGCAATGGCCAATGCGGCTTTTAAACAGGTAGTGCCTGCGTTCCAAGCAATAGCCGACACTGCACACCTTGTGGCAAAAACTGCCAGAGAGACTTTGGGCGTTGACATGGGCGGAGTCAACGAATTTGGCGGCGGCCAACTATTTAAAAAGCCATTGCCTGTTGTTATAGAGTCCGAGTCCGAGTCTGGCATTTTTTCTAAAATTAAAAAGTTCTTTACAATAGACTATAGTAAAAATACACAATCTGCAGCAAAGCCAACAACACTGAATCCTGGTGGCGGAGCATCTGCAGCAAAGCCAACAACACTGAATCCTGGTGGCGGAGCATCTGCAGCAAAGCCAACAACACTGCAAGAAAAAATTATTCAGGTTGAAAGTGGCGGAAAAAACATACCAAATCAAAGCGGCCTTGGTGGCGAAGCAACAAGTTCTGCTTACGGAGTTGCTCAAATAACCAAAGGCACATTTGAAAATTTGGTAAAGAACGCACAAAAAAGCAGCCCGTTGTATGGTAAAACTCATGATGATATGAAAGCTGATATAGGCTTACAATATGAAGCATTGAGTGTATTAACAGACAAAAATAAATCTATCTTGGCAAAAGCTGGTGTTAGTACAACTGACGCTGCAATGTATTTGGCACACTTCTTGGGACCAACAGGTGCAGTAAAGGCGCTAAAGGCAGGCGATTCATCAATGCTAACCTCTGCTGTGAATCAAAAACAGATCGATGCTAATCCTAATTTGCAACGCATGTCAACTGTTGGAGATTTAAAAACTTGGGCTGATCAAAAAATGGGCGGCGGCGGATACAAGTTTGGTGGTATTGCCAATGGTCCAGAAGAAGGGTACACTACAACATTGCATGGTAAAGAAGCTGTGGTACCGTTGCCCAATGGCAATAGCATACCAGTTGAAATGCAAGGTAACAATGAACAAATGGGACTGATGTCGGCACAACTGTCAAGACTGGACGATATTGTACGTGTGATGCAAAATCAGCTGGGTGTGTCACAGAAACTTTTACAGTACGCACAGTAACCTGCGGTAAATACGAGTATGGAATTCTATGTATATAAATATGTAACTGAGTCGGGCACTCCCTATTATATAGGAAAAGGTTCGGGTCGTCGTATCAATGTACAACACACAAGAACAATATTACCTCCGAGAGATTGCAGAATTATTATTAAAAGTGGTATGACCAACGAGGAAGCCAAGAAGTTAGAAGGCGATCTAATTGCCAAATACGGACGAAAACTAGATGGCGGATTGCTAGATAACATTAAAATCAACCAATGGGCTTGTGCTGTAGGCTGGAAACACTCCGAAGAAACCAAACGTAAAATAAGCGAAGGCAATAAAGGTAAAAAACGTACCTTAGAGCAACGTAAAAATTATAAAGGCACTACTAGCAAAGAAGTAGCAGCTAAAATAGCAAAAACACTTACTGGTAGAACAAGACCGGCAGAAGTAATTGAAAAAGTTCGTCAAGCAAATCTAGGCAAAAAGTTAAGTCCTGAAACAATTGCTAAGAGACAAGCGGCATATAGAATTACTATAGATGCTCGAAGAGCTGCAAAACAACAAGGACACATAAATGGCTGATTCAACAATTGGTAGCGAAGCAGGCCCCGGACGTAAAAAAGGCTGGCGCAAGTACTTCAAAATCGCTGACGGTGATGCCAACGGACAGCTAAGTCCCATTTCCGGAAACAAAGCCGACGGACTTCCTGGTTATGGTCGCCAAACCAGCAGTGGCAACACAGGCTCTGCCAATGATTTTGCTTTTAGAAACTATGCCAGCCGTTTACCAGAAGTGTATTCAGGTCATCCCAACCGTGTTGAACGTTATAACCAGTACGAAAACATGGACATGGATTCAGAGATCAATGCATGTTTAGACATCATTGCAGAATTTAGCACACAAAACAACGAAGACAACAACACACCGTTTGACATTCAATTCAAAGAAACTCCTACTGATCACGAAGTAGAAATTATCAAAAAGCAATTGCAACAGTGGACCAAGTTGAACAAACTGGATCAGCGCATGTTCAAACTGTTCCGCAACACCATCAAGTATGGCGATCAAGTGTTTGTGCGTGATCCAGAAACATTTGAAATGTACTGGGTTGACATGGTCAAAGTCAGCAGAGTTATTGTAAATGAAAGTGAAGGCAAGAGACCTGAACAGTATGTCATTCGTGACATCAATCCCAACTTTGAAAATTTAAGTATTGCTCCCAAAATCACCAGCGATTATTATGTGAGTCGTGCCACAGGTTCTGTGGGACAAAACAATTATTCAGCACCCAATGGTGGCGGAGGTGGCGGTTACGGTGGTGCCGGCGGCAACAGCAGATTTACACAAGCAATGAATGAAACCACTGTGGATTCCAAACACGTGGTGCATTTGAGTTTGAATGAAGGACTTGACTTCTTTTGGCCATTTGGACAAAGTATTTTGGAAAACATCTACAAAGTCTACAAGCAAAAAGAACTGCTAGAAGATTCAGTGCTGATCTATCGTGTGAGTCGTGCTCCGGAACGTCGAGTATTCAAAATTGACGTGGGCAACATGCCCAGCCACATGGCCATGGCCTTTGTTGAGCGTGTCAAAAACGAAATGCATCAGCGCAGAATTCCCACTGTCAGCGGCGGCGGAGCCAACATGATGGATGCCGCATACAATCCATTGAGCATCAACGAAGATTACTTTTTCCCTCAAACAACAGACGGCCGCGGCAGTGATGTTACTACATTGCCCGGCGGCACAGGTCTTGGTGAAATTGATGACTTGAAGTATTTC